TTGCAAAATTTACCGCTAAGTACGGAATACCAGTTTTAGCTGCTGTTGCTATACTATACGGTGGTAAAAAGGTTTGGGACTATTTGTCCAAATCTAGCGAGGAACAACCAAGACTTGCATCTGAATCCCAAAAAGACACACATTGTTCAGACAAGTGTTGCGGTGCAGATACTAAAAGAGAAGATTGCGTATGCCCAGCAGATTGCAAACACTGTAATTGTAACGATCCTAGTGTTGCAGAGTCAGCTACCGCTGGCGGAACAAGTGCAGGTAGTGTTGCTAGTGTAGTAAACCCTACATATGCATATGCTAAAGGAAAGAAAAAAGGTAAAAATGGTTTACCAAAGGCGCCACAGGCTACAAATCCAGATGGTACAGCTAAAAACGCTTTAGATGTTAAAAACAATTTAATGGGCGGCAAGGTCGCAAAAAGATAAATATATATTAGTAGGAGTTACTGATGAGAGAAAAAGATTTAAAAGAAGGTTTAGGCGAATTAGCTGATAAAGCTGAGCAAGACCACGAAGTACAAATGGCACGTGCCGAGCTTTATAAAGCTGCTAAGTATTCAATTAAACTACACGAAATGCTTAAAGGCGTAAGTGAAGCAGAAGGCCTAGAAGGTTGGGTACAAGCAAAGATTACAAAAGCTTCAGACTATTTAAGTTCTGTGTATCATCATATGGATTACCAAGAAGCTGACGACAGTGCAATGGCTCCTGATGCACTAGATGGTATTTCAAGCGGTAAAGAAGAAGTTGGCGAAGGCAAAGGTAAGAGCAACAAACAAAAAGCTGCTATTGCTATTGCTAAAAAAGAAAAAGGTTATAAAGAATCTTTAGCTGACAGATTATCAGAAGCTGTTGCTAAATGTTCAGAGTGTGGTAAGCCAAGTTACAAAACTTTAGGTTTATCAGAAGCAGAGCTAGATGAAGTAGCTGGTCCTGAAAAATGTTGGAAAGGTTATAAAAGATCTGGAACACAAAAAGGTACTGGTGAGAATGCAGGCAAACGTGTTAATAAGTGCGTAAAGGCCTAATATGGATTTCCGCAAACTTCAACAAAAACTATTCCAAATAGAACCAACTGATCGAGCTGCTGATAGAGCGGCGATGGTTGCAAGTATGCAAGGCGCTAACCCGCAAGAAAGTGTACAAGTTGAAGAAAACTTCCTACAAGAAAGTGTAGATGTACCGCAAGGTACTATGCCAGTTGAAGGTAATTACAGCGTAAGTGACTTTGCTAAACTAGCAGGCGTAACACTTAACGAAGGTAAACAAAAACATGGTAGTGCAGGTCAACTTAAAGGCAAGGATGCCTTTACTAAGAGTTCTAAACCAGGTGGCAACGAATCACCACACCCTGCTAGAAATAAACTTGTTGGTGACAGCATGGACAATGATATTGAAGAAGGTCCAATTGATGCTATTAAAGCCGTTAACAAATCCAAAGGGTTAGGCGGTGCATTTCAAACAGGTTATAATGCAACACAAAAAGGCGGAGCACTTGCTCCTGATGCTTTAAACAAAGCAATAAGTGGAGTATTTACAGGCAACGATAAGAAAGATAAAACAGACACTAAAGGCAACAGTAGTGTAGCTGATAAGTATGCAACATCAATACAAAACATACTTAAAGATCCTGCACTAAAAAGAGAACTATTATTACTAATGAAGAAGGCAAACTCAAAGAGTCAAATGAACTCTGAGGCACAAAAGAACAGAAGGCCACAAAAACCAAAGCCGCGCAATACAGGATACAAAGACCTGGAAGCACTACGTACTAGTGGCGCCGGTGGAGCGCATACGGATAAAAGTAAAACAATACCCCGTAAACAAAAGTACAAGCAAGATCCTACTCAGGAATCTATCAAAGAAATGCTTTTTCGTAAATTAAACGAAAAAAGTTCTTGACAAACCCTTCATAATACCGTATAATAGTATATAAATTACTAAAGGAGATCCTCAATGGGAAGTCGTGTATTCGGTGCCGATGAAAAGGCAAAATTAGAAAGACTAGTAAATGAAGGCGTAACAGTCTATCAGGAAGTAGAAGACCTTACAACAGGTCTAAAAGATACAGTTAAGTCTGTAGCTGAAGAGCTTGACATTAAGCCAAGTTTAATTAATAAAGCAATTAAAATTGCACAAAAAGGTGACTGGGAAAGAGTTTCCGATGAGTTTGACGATTTGGAAACATTAGTCGTAACTGTCGGCAAGGACAAATAGTTTGCAAGCTATTAAAGACTTTTATAGAGATAGTCTTACCTCAGACCCGGTTGCACACTATGCAGAGATGATAGGTGCTGTTAGTGTTATTATAGGTAGCTCTATATTAACATGGACTGTACTCACTCCAAGACCAGATATCTTCATACCGTTCTATTTTGTAGGAAGTTGTGCAAGTTTCTTTGGAGCATATAGACGTGGACTACCTTGGGTATTAGTACTCACTGGTTGGTTCATTATTATGAACATCATAGCTCTTAGTAGACTATATATTATATAACGCCAATAGCAATAGCTAGGCATGTAGATGGTTAAGTTGGCCACAAGCAACGAAGGAGAAATAATTGAGCTACGTAGACGCACTATTTGATCGCGACTCTGACATTATCAGAGTTGTTGAACGAAATGACGGTAAAAGAGATTACCGTGAATATCAAGCAAAGTATACATTTTATTATAAAGACCAACGAGGCAAGTACAAGAGTGTGTACGGCGATCCTCTAAGTCGTATTGTGTGTAAGAACACAAAAGACTTCCGCAAAGAAGTTGCTATTAACAGAGACAAAGAACTGTTTGAAAGCGACATTAATCCAATTTTCCAATGTTTAAGTGAAAACTATCTTAACCAAGATGGTCCTAAAATGAATATTGCATTCTTTGATATTGAGACTGACTTTGATCCAGAGCGTGGCTTTGCTGATCCTAGTGATCCGTTTATGCCTATTACAAGTATTAGTGTATACTTACAATGGTTAGACACAATGGTATGTCTTGCTGTGCCGCCTAAGACGCTTACTATGGAACAAGCAAAAGCAGAACTTGTGGGCATTGAAAACGTAATGCTGTTTGAAAAAGAAGGTGAGATGATAGACACTTTCTTAACACTTATTGAAGACAGTGATGTACTTAGTGGATGGAACAGTGAAGGATATGATATTCCGTATACTGTAAACAGGACTAGTCGTGTACTAAGCAAAGATGATACACGTAGATTCTGCTTGTGGGGACAACTTCCTAAGAAACGTGAATATGAAAAATATGGCAAGCTGAGCCAAACGTTTGACTTAGTAGGCCGTGTACACTTAGATAGTTTGAACTTATATCGTAAGTATACATATGAAGAACGTCATACATACCGACTAGATGCTATTGGCGAGATCGAAGTAGGCGAAAAGAAAGTTGCATACGAAGGCACACTTGATCAGTTATATAACAATGACTTTCGTAAGTTTATTGAATACAACATACAAGATACCGCACTACTAGACAAACTAGATAAGAAGTTACGCTTTATTGATCTTAGTAATACTGTTGCTCATGAAAACACAGTGTTGTTGCAAACTACTATGGGTGCTGTTGCTGTTACTGAACAAGGTATTGTTAACGAAGCACACAACAGAGGCTTACAGGTTCCTAATCGTAAAAAGCGTGATGACGAAGCTACACAAGCCGCAGGTGCTTATGTTGCGTTTCCTAAGAAAGGTTTGCACAAATGGGTAGCGTCAATGGATTTGAATTCACTATATCCTAGTGTTATTCGTGCATTAAATATGGCACCAGAAACTATCATTGGACAAATACGTCCAGAGATGTCAGACGCTCGTGTACATGAAGACATGTTCTTAAAGAAGAAAAGTTTTGCGGGTAGTTGGGAAGGACGTTTTAGTACAGAAGAATACGAAGCTGTCATGGAACAACGCAAAGATGTTCCATTAACTGTTGACTTTGAAAATGGACAAACAGAAGTAATGAGCGGAGCAGAGATTTACAAATTAATATTTGATAATCAAAACCCGTGGATGCTTAGTAGTAACGGTACAATCTTTACAACTGAGTTTGAAGGTGTTATTCCAGGACTACTAAAGCGTTGGTATGCTGAACGTAAAGACATGCAGAAGATGTTAAAGAAAGCAAAAGACGCAGGCAATGCTGTTGAAATCGAATATTGGGATAAACGACAGCTAGTTAAGAAGATTAACCTAAACAGTTTGTATGGTGCTATTCTTAATCCGGGCTGTAGATTCTTTGATAAACGTATTGGTCAAAGTACAACACTCACTGGAAGACTTATTGTTAAACATATGAGTGCCGAAGTAAACAACTGTATTACAGGCGAGTATGATCACGTTGGTAAGGCTATGGTTTATGGCGATACTGACTCTTGCTACTTTAGTGCTTGGCCTATGCTAAGAGATGAAGTTGCTAGTGGCAACCTTGAATGGTCTAAAGAAAAGTGTATTACACTTATGGATCAAGTATGCGAACAAGCAAACACAACATTCCCAAAATTTATGGCAGATGCATTTCATTGTCCGTCAACACGTAGTGATGTTATTGCAGCAGGACGTGAAATTATTGCACAATCAGGTTTGTTTATTACTAAGAAACGTTATGCGGCATTAGTAATTGACAACGAAGGCTTTAGAACAGATATCGACGGCAAAGCAGGTAAAGTAAAGGCAATGGGCTTAGACTTGCGTAGATCAGATACTCCTGTGTTTATGCAAGAGTTTTTGAGCGAGCTATTACTTATGGTGCTTACTGATAAGCCACAAGAAGATATTCTTGAACGCATTACTGTATTCCGTAAGGAGTTTAGTGAGCGTCCTGGTTGGGAGAAAGGATCTCCTAAACGTGCAAACAAAGTAGGACACTATAGGCGGTTAGAAGAAAAACAAGGCAAGGCAAATATGCCAGGCCACGTGCGGGCAAGCATTAACTGGAATACGTTGAAGCGTATGAACGGCGACAAATACTCGCAAGAGATTGTTGACGGCATGAAAGTTATTGTTTGTAAATTAAAACAGAATCCGCTAGGTTATACTAGTGTTGCATACCCAACTGACGAGTTACGTATTCCAGAATGGTTTAAGGAACTTCCTTTTGATGATGCAGCAATGGCGGAGACTATCATTGATAATAAACTAGACAACTTAATTGGTGTGCTTAACTATCCATTAGAAGATACTAAGCGACACAATACGTTTAATAGTTTGTTTGATTTCGGAGAATAAAATGAAAATTAAGATGGAAGTGGAAATAGATACTGATAACAATCAAGACCTAAATACCATTGAAGAATTAATTGCAATGCTAAGAAACTTAGCAGAAAACTATTACGAGGAGTAATATAATGTGGACATTAGTATTTGTATACTTTTATGATGCAACGCCTTACGTTGAGCATGTAAGTACCCATACTAATATGGTAGAGTGTTTCCAAGCAAGAGAAGCATTAAGTGAAAATCATGGCAAAGGCGGAGGTTACTTTAAACCTGAACAGCAAGCTCTTTGTATTAACATGAACGAAAGTTAAAGGATGATAAATGAAATACAGTGAATGGGATATTGGCGGCGATGAAGTTAAAAACGATGATCGCTACATTGTAAAAGATAATACATTATTAAATAACTTGGTAGTAAGCAGTACAATGTTATCAGCTCATAAAAGTACAACTGGACATCGACATGCCGGGCAAGAAGAAGTATATATGTTTGTCAGTGGCAGTGGCCAGATGGAACTTGATCATAAAATATTTGATGTTACAGCAGGTGATACTGTACTAATTGAGGACAATGTATTCCACAGAGTACATAATAATACAGACTTTGGTTTAAAGTTTATTTGTGTATTTGACGGTGGGAGGAATCACTAATGAAAGTAGGATTTACATGTAGTGCATTTGACTTACTTCACGCAGGACACGTACAAATGTTACGTGAAGCAAAAGAACAATGTGATTATCTCATATGCGGTCTGCAGGTTGATCCTAGTAATGATCGTAAAGATAAAAACTCTCCTATACAAACAGTAGTTGAGCGTTACACACAATTAAAAGCTGTAAGTTATGTAGATGAAATTATTCCTTATGGTACTGAAAAAGACCTTGAGGATATACTAGAATTATACACTATTAATGTAAGAATTCTAGGAGAGGAATATAGAGACAAAGAGTTTACAGGCAAAGATATATGTCGTAGACGTGATATAGAATTGTATTTTAACAATAGAGATCACAGATTTAGTAGCTCATACTTACGAGAAAGCGTTATAGAATCGGAAAAGCGATGAATATATTACTAACAGGTTCAAGTGGCTTTATAGGAAGTGAACTACTAAAGCGTTTAACACTAAAGTATGGACACAATGTACATACAATTGATATTGCTAATGGTGTAGAACAAGACTTAATGTTTTGTCAGTTTCCAAAAGAATCTACAATTGATTTAGTAATACACTTAGCAGGTAAAAGCGGTGTACGTGAAAGCATCAAAGACCCTGCTAGTTATTGGTTAAACAACATCGAAGCAAGTAAACGCTTGTTTAATGCTTTCCCTGACACAAGAGTGCTTTATGCAAGCTCTAGTAGCGCATATGAGCCCGATTTAAACCCTTATGCGGCGTCTAAGTATTGCTTAGAAGAACTAGCAAGTCGTTACCCTAACACACTAGGTATGCGATTTCATACAGTATATTCAGACATATGTCCTAGAAAGAATATGTTCTTTCAAAGACTACGCAATGATACACTAGAATATGCTACTAGGCATTATAGAGACTTTGTTCATTTACAAGACTTGTTAGATGCTATTGATATACTAATAGCAAAAGTCAATGTAAATGGAATAATTGATATAGGTACAGGAGCACCTGTACGTATTCAAGACCTTGCACCAAATGTACCCGTTCGCCTAAATACACCTGGAGAACGTGAATATACTTGTGCAAACACAGAAAAAATTAAAGCATTAGGTTGGAAACCTAAATACTTTATAGAAAACTTCTTGACAAAAGAAGATAAAGGCAATATAATAAACATTATAAACGGAGAACCCATATGAAAGATATTTTACAAGACATTGTCGCTCACACACATGCACTAGGCTTTTTAAGTTTAGTAAAAGTAACAAGCGATACAGACACAACAGTTGAAAGCATGGCTGAAGATAGATCTGTTATTTTAACAGCATCAACAAATAATCCTGTTGCAGAGTTTACAGGTACATTTGGTATGCCTAACTTAGATAAACTAAGTTTGCATTTAAAGAATCCTGAGTATCAGAAAGATGCTAAGATTGATGTAATACAAGCAGACCGTAATGGAGAAACTATTCCAACGCACATTCACTTT